CTGTGACTCCTTTTACCTGCGTTATAATTTCTTTTTACTTCTGCTGCACTTAATTCATCATTATATATACAAACATCATCAACTGCGCCGTCAAATGTATCTGAAGCATCAAATGCACCTATATACCTATAATCAAAAGCCTCATCAACAGTTTCTGTGTCATTTTGTGCCTCTCCATCAACGTATATAGTAACTAAATTGCTTGTATTTCGAACTATTCCTAAGTGCATCCATTCATCAACACTCCATGTCCCAGAAGTTTTTTCAAAATCGTCTAGTGCACTATTTGCATATATTCTCAATTCATCGTCATCTCTAAATCTTATATAGTCAGCTCCACTGCCTATAAATCTATTATCACCAACATGAGATGGTTTTACCCATAATGTAATACTAAAAGCACTATCAGCTGCTATTGTTGTTTCTTCTAATAAGTCTACATAACCTTCTGCGTAACTGTTATAAGGTAAATTCAATGCATTAGTATCCTTCTGCCTATTCATAAAGAAGCCTTGAGTATCTCTAAAAGCATCTACTCCTGCTGGAAGTAATAGAGTTTCTCGACCATTTTGAATAGTTACATCTCTATTATTAGTTGTTAAATCTTGCCAAGTAGCTAATCCATTATTTCTCCAATATCCTTTTAAATAATCTTTTTGTGTATGAGTAAGAGCATCCAAAACTTTCCCATCATTATATAATTCATTTACATCTGATTGTGAAAAAGCAACTCCTTTCCATATATTAAATTCAGTAGCACTACCATTCATTGTTCCATTTGAATAATTAGTTGCCCAACTTCCAAATTTTAAATCAGCACTAGAATGTTCAATTGGATTATCTATGTCAGAAATATCTAATGTGCCAACTAATTGTCCATTTATATATACATAAGTTTCATCTGTAGTTCTGTTTATTACTCCTACAAAATGCCACCACTCTCCAAGATGGTCATCGACATCAAAATTTGCAGCATCTATATTTAAAGTTTTTGTATCCCCTTCATTGGCACTATTATTATCTTCTATACTAAATTGAATTGTTCCGTCTAGTTCTACTCTGCAATGCCACCCTGAACCACCGCCACCACCTTTTGCAAAAAAATAATTATCATCTAGAGTATCTGATTGCATAACCCAAGCACTTACTGTAAAATCTCCTGCTTCTGGATTAAAATCATTATGATGAGAAGCATAAGCCCAAGGATTGTCTTCTCCTCGATTATCATTAAACCAAACTAATTGATTATAAGATTGCAGGGCTGTTTGAGCTATATCTAATTGTTGGTCTGCATCTGTCCATCCTGAAGCTATACCTACTTCTTTTAATGTAAAGTTTTTAAGATGGAGAATGTCCCCTGAATCCATATTATTAAATTTTATCAATGCACCAGTTGCATGAGTGGCTACAAAATCTTTTGTTACAGGTGTTCCACTAAAACTTGTGTCAGTAAGTGCACTACTGCTTACAAATGAGCCAGTACCTGTATTAATTTGTAAGATTACGTTAGAGCCTGTCACTTGATTAATTTTATATTCAAATGATAATCTATAAGTTCTACCTACAGTTAAATCAGTAGTTAAGTCCTCAGCATCATTTAAATCTAATCTAGCTCCATCATCATCATCTACATAAGTAATTCTTAAAGCACTATCATTATTATCTATAGTATTATTTCCGTCAGCAGACCATCCACCTGTACTATCACTATAATCTCCTACTCCATCATCAAATAAATCATCACCTAAAAACTCAGTAGTTGCATGATGTTTGTCGTTTACAGGTTTGATAGATACATTATCAAATGTTACATTACATGCTCCACTTCGTCTTATTCTAAAAACTGTAGCATCTGCTGTAAAATACCCTGTATGCGTACCTACTGCACTAATGCCACCACTATCAAAATTAGCAGATGTTTGCAATTTAATTGCACCGCTACTAGCAGAAATAATATCTATTGAATATTTATAAGTAACACCAACAGTTAATATAGTTTGCTGTATTCTTACATCACTACCATCACTAATTAAGGTAGCTTGTCCATTAGATATAGAAACATTATTATTTTTATCATGAGTTATTCCAGCATTAGTCCATCCTGCTAAAGCACTTGCAGATGAATTAGTAGAAGTTGTATCAGAGTAATCACCATTAACTATAAGCTCATCACCCAATCCTGTATTAGCTCCATCAAGTATATAAGATTGTTGCCCTCTATGTCCATCTTGCATAGGATACCAGAGTTTTAGATTAGACTCTGTAAGTGAAGTGCCACCATTATTTAATACTAAAGATTCAGGATTTAAATAGTCATAAGTAACATCAGATTGTGTCCATGTAGAGTTCCACATTTGGAAATCAGACATTTTACCATCAAATAAATTTGCAGTATTATTATGTGAACCAATGCTAACACCATTAACAGATAAGCTATCCATATTGGTATCAGATGTATTTAGTTCAATGCCTGTAGAGGCTTTATCTAAAACTCCATTTATATAAGTATTTACTGTTCCATCAATATTCCAAGTTAAAACTAATCTATACCATGTTTTGTTTTCTAATGCAATGTTTCCATCAGTAAATAAATCTTCATCTCCTAATTGATGTCTTAATTTTCCATTGTTTTGTAAAGCAAAATAAAATCTTGTATTACTATCAGAAAAATGTGAAAAAATTCTATCGCTTGTAGATGGAGTGTTTTCTAAATACAAATAAGTTGCAATAGTGCCACTTCTCCAATCTTGATTGTGAGTTACACCAGTTGGAACAGATAAGCTATCACTAACACCATCAAACTCTAATGCTCTACCTGAATATATCTGTCCATGATTATTATTGCTAGAAGTATCTACTGCTCTGTATTTACTTGGTTTTAATATTTTTTGTATTGTAGCTGGCATTATGATAGTGTCCCATGATTTGAGCCATGATGGTCTTTAACTCCACCTGTCCCTGATTCTCCACTTGTATTTGTTTCTACATCTAAATTCCAAAATGATACTAAACTAACTTTTTCACTTCTTGTTAAATCTGCATATTGTTTAAACATAATTGATTTTACTTCTGCTTGAGTTAATGCCCTATTCCAGTAACCTGCATTGCATACATATCCCATAATTTCAGTACCACCAATTTTTTGACCTATTTTTGCAGTACTGTCATGAGTTAGATTTACTGATGATTGAGCAGATATATCTGTAGTTGCATTGGCGACTCCATCTACGTATAAAACCATATCACCATCTCTATCGATAGTTGTCAAGATATGATACCATTGATGTGTATTTACAGTTCCAGTTGTAGCTTGAAAAACTCCACCTCCATAATCTAAAAGAGCTTCAAATTTTGAATTAGTACCATCATTCCTTAAACTAATACCTGCATTCGGACTAGAATTATCTCTATTTTCAATATAACAAGCATTATTAGCATTTGCTCCAAACTCTGTTACATAAACCCAGCATCCCATACTAACATCATTAGTAGTTATTGCTATTGTACCTACATCAATATATTCATTATTTGCACCATCTGCATTAATATCTACAGCACCATCACTTAATTTTTGTACTGCTCCTCCAGGATACATGTGTTTTATAACCAGATTATCTGTAACAACACCTGGAGTTACAATACTTGCTTTAGATAAACTAGCTCCTAATCCTAAAGGCATATTAACCTATATATGCTATAACTAAGCCAGATGTTAAATCAATAGTAGTCCATCTGCCGTAGATTGTTACGCCTGCCGGGATAGTTTCAGAGGCCATTGAATTACCATTATACGAACCAACTCCATATCCATTAGTTGTATCTTCTGGTGTAAGTGCATTAAATACTGTGTCTTCTAAACATTGTATTGCTACAAAACTACCAGTATGCACTGAAGTGTCATTTATAAATTTAGCTCCTGCTTGTCCTAAAGCTGCATTTTGAGCTTCAACTACAGTAAACTTGTTTAAACTTGATGTTGCTGCCATTTTATTCTCCTTTGTGAGTGTACTTTAAGCTCTTGGCAAGAGCGTGAACGTACTGTTAAAATTTTAGTAGGTTCGCAGGGTACCCTTTATACGATACCCTGCACAGTCCTACAAAACTGTTAACCCTTATGATTTTGGATTAAGCAATAGTAGTTGCATTAGCTGAAAAATCGCCTGCATTAAGGTCTTTAACAAAACCATATACAAACCATCTTGAGCCATTACTATATATCTTAACTGTATCGCCAGGACTTGCATCTGCAGTAAATACTACAAAGTCGTCATTGGCAGCAGCAAAATTACCTGCCGCTCCATCAACTTCGTGTATTTGACCTACATTAGCTAAGTTAGCTCCACTTCCAAGGTCTATATTTACAACAGCATCCATTCCTTGGTCTGTACCTGCTTCTCCTTCGTCAAGAATTATAGTGCAACTCCAACCAGCAATACTTACATCTGGTAAAGTAATAGTTGTTTCTGCTGCAGGGTCTACAAAAATAAGTTTACCTGAATCTGCATCAGTTAATGTTGTATCTGCAGTAATATTTTTAATTACTTCTTTACGATAAACATCACCATAACTACCGCTATTTGAATTTAATACATCACTTCTCATTTTACACACCCTCCAAATTAATAAGTGCGTGAGTTTCAGGAAGAGATACTTCAAGACCTGCTTCTGTTAGAATCATATCTTTACGTAAATCCTCATCAGCTTGCTGCACATTAGTTGTGATAGATGTGTCTCTGTTAATGCCATTTCCTACAAGAGGTCTATATGATACGTGGTCTAAGTCAACCATGCACATAAATCCTGAAGCAAAACCTCTAAATAGAGACTCAGCTACCATTGAAATATCACCATGTATTGTATTTACTTTTGTTACTAAATGACCAAACTGACCTTGGCTTACAGGGAAGTTGTATCTATTTAAAGATGCACCAGAATTATTACTATCAGAAGTGCTTCCTGCATTCATGCTGCCGCCAATAAATCCACCTGCACCTATTTTGTTAAAATGAGATATAACTGGTCGTGAAGCTAAAGCAAGTTTACTTCTTCCTCCACCCCTTGCAGGGTCAAAAAGAACTTCAAAATCAGATAAGATATCATCATATGTTAACTCAGCTGCAGTATTAGATTTATAAAAAGGAACACCACTATTGTATGATAATTGCCCACCACCTACTTCTACATTTGCAGTACCATTTCTAATGATGTGTCCAACAATACCATCTGAATACTGAACACCACCTTGTGTGCCTTTTTGGCCAAACAACATTGCTCGCTCAATATCTACTTTATGCTCTCTTAATTTAAGATTCCAAATTCTTTGGAACTCATCAGCATAGCCTCTGTAAATAGTTGCTCTTGCAGTATTAGTCATTTCACACGCTGTCTTAAAGATTTGTGTGTATCCAAAGTCATGGTCTAGCTCTTGAGAGAATACATCTGGTGAACCAGAACCTTCTTTAAAAGATGTTCCAATTACAGTGCATTCTGCATTATCTTGAACCGCTAAAGTACTAGCACCACTAGGGTGAGAAATTACTTTTACAACGCAAGTAGTTTGAATAGAGCTGCTTGTATTATCTACAGTTTCTATTCTGACTACTGCTGTTTCAGGATTATTGTTTGATGCATCTTCTGCACCAATAGCAACTACCATACCTGGAATTAACCAGTCAACACCATCACCACCTGAAGTATCAAAAACAAGTGTATCGGTTCCACCTTCTGCTGCTAATGCTGATACAGCTCCATTTAATAGGAAGCTTCTGTCAGTCATGTGAATCTTAGTTCTATCTTCCAAAAATCGGAACTGACTATCCGATGTTGGAACTTTAGCTACTTTTGACAAATAGACAAAAAATGGAGACTCCTCTGGTGCTAAATCAGCTACTCTATCACTAAAGTCATATAATCGTCTTGACGCATTTGATAGAGATAGTGCTGTTTGTGAACCTGGAGTTCCAAATTTTACTTGTCCTGAGTTAAATTTCTCAGACATTTTATTTTCTCCTTAGTTTATTTTAAAACATCACTTCTACTTCCAGCACTCATAATGCCTTCCCACATAGAATCATCATCTGTTTTAGGAGATTGTGCAGGCTGACCTTGGAGTATCCCGCCTTGAGCTGGACCATCCTGTGTCTGCCTTACGCCATCTAGTGGATTTGGAACTTGATTGCTGGATTCAGACTCAGCTACAGCTCTCCACATTTTAATAGCACCATCAACACCATACTCTGCTGGATTCTGCGCTGCAAAATTCATAAAAGAGTCTACTTCTGCGGGACTGAGCCCTCGTTGCTGTAGTTCGGTCTTTAATTGCATTTCGCCTTGGCTTTTTTGTAATCCTTGGACTTGTTGTTGTACGGCTCCATTAATAGAGTCTTGTAGTTCTTGTTGTCTGAACTTGTACGATTTAGACTGCGGGTCATTATAGGCTTCCCATGGGTCAAATTCATCTTTTTCCAAAACAATACGTTGTGGACCTGCTGGTTGACCACTAGGCGCACCTTGCACCATACCAGCTACTGCATTTGCTATATCTGGTCGTGATTCCAATAATTGTCCAATTTTTTCATATTGCTGTAGTTTTGAGTTTTCCGCTGCGAGTTTATCCTTTTCACTTTGGAAGTATTTTGCTTGGTCTTCCCAGTTAGTAGAACTCTCTTGCGTATTGACTGCTTCGTCTTGCCCTACATTATCTACGGCTTCACCTTCTAGATGTCCATGTTCTAATGCGTTATCCATTATTTAGCTCCTTCCTGCGATTTCTCTTTTCCTTTTTGAGTTTCACTACGAGTATTCATGCGTAATTTCTCGGATTCGAGTTTGACCGCATCTTGTAACCTGCCTAATTGCAGCTTACTATTTGCCTTGCTATCTAATTCTTGTTCTTTCAATCTACTTTTAAACTTTTCTACCTCAGCACGCTGTCTAGATGATACTGTTTCACGTTGTGCTGTTTGTAGGTCACCAGAAACTTTCTTGAGTTGCTCTTGTGCTTGCTGGAGCATGCTTTGCATTTGAGCCATCTCATCGTTTCTTTGCAATACACCTTCTTTGTCAAATATTTCTGTCTTTTTAAGAGCTTCAACTCTGTCAATAAGACCAGCTTGATATGCTTCCATGTATATTTGCCATTCACCCCATTTATTAGAAGGTAAAGTAGAACTTCCTATAATTCTTACATCAAATTGTCCAACAGATACATCGTTTTCAATTTGCATTAATTGTTGACTCTTATCGTCATATAATCTTTTATTTACTGTATATTCGTTAATATCGTTATTTGGCTGCACAATTCTAAATGTTTTTTTAAAGTTATAATGCTGTTTTGCCATATTATAACACACTTGCCCAACTCTTTTAAGTGAACCCTCAATATCTCTAAGCTTTGATTTAGAACGTCTTTGACCTACATCTTCCATCATCATTG